AGGTTCCGTTCCCTGATCGACAAAGGGCGTGGCTATCGTAGCAATAGTTATGCTGACACTGCCGGGTTGTATCTCAGCATTAGTTTCTTTGGTGATAGAAAGTTTCGTGTAGAGATTAAAAGACCAAGGCGATGCACCGCTATTTAGTATATCGAAATTAGTTGTGACGCGAGACAGACGACCCATGGGGACTTCACCGTCTCTTTTCTTGGTTCTTTCTCGGAAAACGTAGGCATTGTTCAGCTCAGAATAGGCTTCATTGGCAAGTAATGCAGGTTTTCTATCCTGAGAAAGTCCTCCGCTTGGGTATCCGCCGATAAGAACCTGTTGAAAGCCTGAAGACATTTAGTTTCCTATGGCTATAAACGTGTAATTAAGGTTGCCGTTTCCTGTTCTGTATGCCGTAAATCCTGACGTGCTGACGGAAGAAAGGTTCACCCCAGCCGCCTCAGCAGGATCGTTGCTCGTACTCCCAATAACTGCTGGCATAAAGACATTATGAGGAAAAACAATCGGGTAAGAAACTCCTTGTGAATGAATATTCGAGGCCATGGAAAATGTTCCCCATTGTAATAGGATTCCACCAACCCAAGCGTACCCATTTCCAGCAAGAAGACTCCCTGTAAGTTGAGATAAAACCCCTGCGCCACTAAGTGAATAAAGTTGCGTATCACCATTGTTTGGAATTGCTGGGGTTGTTGTCGAATTAACCACCAAGGTTCCAGGGACTCCAGAGAAAACTTGGTTAACATTCGTAGCTGTCGATACATTCGTCTGACTTACTTCGTGGATAATTTTGTGATATCCAGCCGGGTTGCTTCCTGGACTTCCATTATTATCAATATGATCTACGGCAAGTGTCTGAAATGTTCCATCAAGGTTATTTCTTATGACAACTTTTGTTTGCCCAAGAGATGACCCATCTGGTGGATATCCTGGGGTGTATGTTGGTATTGGCATAACTCTCCTTAGCTAACGCAAACAGTTGGTATTGGCTGTACATTTCGAGGGTTGCGTAATTTCTTCTTATTTTTCTCGCTCAACTTGGCTTTTGCAGGTGCTAGTGGCTTGTTGACTATTTTTTCTTTTCCCTTGATGACAACCATGAGAACTACCCCGTTGTATGTCGCCCAACAAATGGCCCGCCACCGAGCGGAATAGGTTTGTTTGGTAGCGATTTAACTTTCTTTTTCTTATCCTGAATCGGAACTTTCTGCGGTTTGCTCTTCTGCTTTTTTTTCATATCGATCCAAAGTTAGTAAGGGCACCGCCAGAGGAACCGTAATTATCGGTAAGCTGATCTGTGTAAATTGTTCTAATTCTTTGCTGTCCTATCTGGGCGTACGTTCTCGTCTCAATGACGTCGTATCTTTCTTTGAGCATTTTGTCAATAAACATGACACCGTCGCTATCTAGTCTTTCCTCGAAGATCTTCTTAGAGGCCCCTACAGCAAGTATTTCCCACCACTCGGACAATTCTGGGTTGCCAGACATATCGGCCGCCAGAAGGGCTTGTATTGGCTGTCTATAGCAAGTAAGCTCGATTGTATAACCGGCATCTGGCACTGGGCACAATGTGAACTGGTTTTGATAGAACATGATCGCTAGAGGAATATTGAAAAGCTTGGGATTGTATTGAATCTGTATCGGAGTACCAGCAGGTATGGCCTGAGCAAAGACAAGGCCGGTGATTTCACCTGTTTGATAGTTAATTGTTGCACCACCTGGTACTGTAGGCGTAGCTGAGGCATATTGCCTATAATACGTCCAACCGTACTCTTGATTGGTACTGTTGCTTGTCTGGAATATTTGAATCAGATTGCCTTGACCATCATCGGTTACATTCTGGGTTTCTCCGACGCCATTAGCACCTATGACGTTTGCCGTAATTAGAACGTTTTGAATGCGTCCTTGAGGGAAAAATAGGTTCCTGTTCGTCTGGGTTCCTGGGTCGTTGTTGAAACTGGCTACAAGCGGGTTGGCTGTTGTGAAACCGCTGTACGGACCTGTAGTTCCGTTGCCGGAAGCAAAGTTAGTAAACTGCTGCCAGTTAAAATTTGAGCCGTAAAATGACCACGGATCGGTAAATAATCTTATTTCTCTTTTAGCGCACGTGCAAGGTTGATTAACTGTAATATACAATTCGCTGTTGAATGGATAAACATCTTGGCCAACGTTCGTTGTAAATGTATAAATATCCTTGAGCTTTAATGATCGAAACTTAGCTGGCAAGTCATAGGAATAAAAACTATGCATTTGCTGAACAATGTAGCTATCCGTGACCTGAAATGAGTTGCTCGAACCAGTTAACTTTCTCGTCTTAGTGACGGCATTAGCCAGTGTCGGATATAAAGGAAACGTTGGTACAAATGTTATTGTCATGTAGTCGGCTCGTTATCAAAGGCATCTTCTAACGTGACCGCCGTTGTCCCCTGTATGATTCCAGAGCCTGCCGGAACCGCTACACAAGGAACCTGTGGGTCTTGAACATATATAAACGGATAAAAATTCGTCGTGTCTACTGCTATTGTTACCGTATTTGGAGTAAGTGAAATTATCTGTGCTTTCTCATTATTAAGTTGAATCATACCGTTGGCAGGAGGGATGCGAAAAGATATCCATTCTGCCACGGTAAAATTAGTATCATCTAAAAAGGTCACGATAGCAGGAAACGAGCGCGTGATATTTGTTATGTACTGCAAATTCGGAATGAAGTTCGCCCCGAAGGGAGGCCCGTAATTTGAGTTAGGAGCGCTCACATTACATCCATTGGTGTGAATCTGCATCTAGATATCGTTTCGAAGCTTCTAGGAGGTTTCTTGCCATCTGTTGGAATTTCCATAGAATATCTACGAACCTTACGCTTCGTATTGTTCAAATGTCTCACGATTCCCATAGGCAAATCGCAGATTTCTCCATGAACGAGCTTAATCATTTGAATAGGCTCTCCTGGATAGATTCGGTGAGAAAATTCTAACCATCCGCCTTGAGCATCGAGGAATTCGAACATACCCTTGCGAATCTTGTCGTCTTCCTTGCGCATTTTTGTAATCAATGCCTCGCGCTCTGCTGGAGGTAATGAATTCTTTGGTTTCTTATTTAATTCTCTAACTTCCATGATAAATCCTTTTTTAAAGTAAAAAGGAGGGGTTTTTAATCCCTCCAATTAATTACGCGTTGGTAATTCCGTTTACAAAATCAGCTTTAAACGCGAACACAGTCATGTTTGCGCTTGCAACTCCTACAGCGGACAAACCAATGTTCATGACGTATTGCGACTTGTTGTCGAATGCATCGGCAAGGTTTGTTCCTGGAGGAGATGCTGGGATTGTTGCACTTCCGTTAAGAGGAACAACGCCAGAGCCCGCTGGTACACACACAGCAGGAGATGCCCCACCGGCAAATGACGCCGATACTGGGAATTGGAATGCAGTAAATCCGGTTGTGTCTACATCGATTGTGATCGAAGAAACAGTCGCGGAATTCGTTACACTCAAGACCCGAGCTGCGCCCGCTGGATTGCTTGAGAATGGGCCGCTTCCTGACTTGCCTGTCAGATTGCTCAATTGAGTCATTCCGTAAGGTGTTGGGATTTGGAAATCTACAAGTTCCCCAGGTGTGTATGGGTTTTGTCTGAAGAAATAAACAACGGCCTGGGTTGCTTGTGTAATGTAAGCAACGGGCAGCGTGTTCGGAAGGAATTGAGTTGGATAAACCTTTTGGTAAAATCCAGTCGTTCCGTTAGCAATTACTAAACCAGCACTTGTGGCAGATGCTGCGTAGCCGAGCGTGATGCTTACGCCAGCAGAAACGGCCGTTACTTGATACAGGTTAGATCCGCTAATTTCTAAGGCTCCAGTGACGTTAATGAGACGAATCCAATCGCCGACACTAATGCCAGTAGTTGTACCTGTAGAAACAACAAATGTAGTTCCGTTGATCGCTGTAATCGCAACTTTTGCAAAAGTTGGAGGATTAGTTTGATCAATGAAAGTGAATCCACCAGATGTGCCTTGTGAAGCATATGTGGTAACTCCAGAACCTGTTGAACTTGGTTGTCCAAGAGCTAGAAAAGAACCAGCGGCCATTGTGCTAAACCATTCGGCATAGACAGGATTAGCGGCTGTGCTTTGTGCACCCCAGTTGGTTGTATCCTTGACGAAAACCCAATCGGGCTTAGCGGTCATAGGGATATTTTGTGCAACGGGCGTTGCGGCGTTGGTGTAAGACCAGGCGCCTATGAATGAAAATGGCAACATATGACCTCCTTAGATTCCTGTTGAGCGTAAGTTTTGAACCCAAAGATCATTCGTGATGCATTGCCCTTGATAGAACGAGCAACCTGCCGTATGCCGGAGCATGCATGGGTCGTTGTTATATCCAGGAGGCAGATAGATAAAGCGAGCCTTACCACCTGCTTGCCACACAACTTTGTAAGCCTCTTTCGCTGCTACAAAACAATTAGCAATATCGTTCCCGAGCATAGATGCGTTAGGAGAGACAGAGCCTTGCTCAGAAGCAAAGAAGCGAATGTTGTTTGCTCCGCCGATCTCAACAGATAGTGTTTGTGAGATGTTTGGATATTGGAATTTCTTGATGAAACCGGACATGTTGTAGAGCACAGGAATCATTCTTGTGGTCAACATGCAACCGTATGCATCTCCAATTGGCGATGTTCCAAAACGCAGTTCAGCTTCTACAATGTTTGTTATGTATTCGCCAGAGTTATTTTGTAATACAGTAAAAACATCATCTACATCTGAAATAGTCATTTCAGTTGGAATATCCCCGTTACTACCCCCGACAGAATTTATTATACTAGCTGAACTTTCCAAATTATCTCTTTGGAGGGCGTCCTGAGTTTCTCTTAAACTTTGTCCTAATCGAGCCGCAGCACTATTTAGCACAGGGTCTTCGTTGGTAATCGTAACTTGACGAGTCAAGACGATATAGGTCGCATACACGCGTACACGGCAATCCACATCAACGCGATTAAGCTGTTGTGGTGGTGGGTTGTTTTGGCCATCATCGAGAGGCACTTCAAATAGATCTAATCGATCGTATCTGCTTTGTCTATCAATGAAGCCTTGGTTATCTGGCAACTCAACAGGGGTAGCAAACAATTGGTGAATTAAGTTGTGCTCTGGAGTTGACAGAAGCTTTGCGTTGTACCGCTGTTGTATTTGCGGCGGCAACGATGCAATTGAGACTGTCATAGTTTTTGTTCCCTTGACCTATTAGGTCATTTCGGGAACCGAGCTAGCCATGGCTGCGTAGCCGTGCATCTCACGATATAAATCCTTCTTCATAGCGTCTGTGAGCTTGAAAGCTTGGGCAATAGGCCGCTTATCGTAGGCCATGGGGGACGTTACCGCCTTCCCTGACTTTTCGATCGCTTTGTCTACTTCCTTCTCTCGTCTCACATCCTTGGCTGTTTCTGAAAGTTTTAACGCCTTGATGTACTTGTAACTTTGCATTCCGATCTTGTATGGATCTTTCAAATCCGCAATCGACGCAGCTAACTCCGGTTCCTTTTCTTCCAAAATTGATAAAGTTTCAGGAGTGACGATCTCGGAGAAATCTGAATATTGACGATTCAAGCGATCCATGAATTGATCTGAGTCGCGTTTTTGAAGTGCCTTTTGCACCTCTTGTTTCACGAACTCTTCAGCGTTTTTGAGTACTTTCTGATTGTTCTTATCAGCTAGCTTTTTCACCTTACCTAAAGGAATGAACTCTTCATCGCCGATTTTATCAAACTCGTCTGGCTCCGCTTGACGCGCAGTCTGCTGATTAGCAAGTTGTGCTTGCATAATTTGCATCTGTGCTTCTCGCAATTGCTTCAGCTCTCTTTCGAGTTCGGCATTCTTGAGGCGCATCGCCTTCAAGTGCTGGTTATTTACCGGCTCTTGAACTTGTTGCACCTCTTTCACTTCATTGACTTGGTTTTCTACCGGAGGAGCTACCTCAATATTTCCGCTGTTTTGGTCTTGAATCTCAGTCATGAATGTCCTTTTTGTTCGGTGGTTGGCTAAGTCCACACATGCACGCCGTGACGTAAGGCTATTCCGTCTTATTTGCGCCTTACATTGACTTTGTTTAATAAAAATTATATAAGTCAAATAAAATGAGAAAATATGATTTGTGATAATTGTAAATCAGAAAGATTAGTTACTGATTTTATAAATAATCAGAAATTTTGTTATCACTGCGTGTATCAGGAAAAGCTCCAAAAAAGCTCAGAAAATCAAACAGAAAAAAGACGCCTATGCCGCACGTGTAGCAAAGAAATCATTCGTAAGAAAAGTGAGAAAAAGAGACAGAGATCGATCTTTTGTTCGCGTGAGTGCGCAACGGCTGGGCACAAAAATCAATTAAGCAATCACTGGACGAGAAAAGTCAAAGGGAAGGAAATAGAATGGACTACATATCAAAAATTGATCCCACCAGAGAAACGGCGGGGAAAATATACCGCGATGCGCAGATTAACGGGGAGAGAGGAGTCGTCATTGGAGATGTGAATCACGAGATCAAGAAAGACCTCGTTGTAGATATTAATGAAGCAATAGAAGAAGGCACAAAAGCCATGGAAGGAAAACCCTTTTACCTAGCCATATACGAGAAATACGACCTCATGTTGAAAAAGGGTTTAGTTAGAATACGAAAAATAACGAAGTACCGTCCCTATCCCGAACAAGACATGATGGCCTTTCACGTCTATCCTGGGGGAGATGTGTATTTTTGCTGGGAATTGCCTCACAGGTCGCAAATGATGAATATTTTATCGTGCCCAGATCTTTTTGATCCCATGCGCGTTGACATGATTAGACGATGGGAAAATTTGCAACTTGAGTACTTTGGCTTTAAAAAAGATGACGAAGGCAATTGGATTGAAAATGAGCTTTTTCGCGGGGATCAACTCCTGAGCACTAAGCCTATTGAGAAGAAATCAAGCCTCCTTCTCGCATAAAAATCTACCCCAGCGCTTCAGGTATACCATGATCTCGTATGCCTGATCTAGGCCTAAGGAATTACACAAATCCTTGTCTAATAAAACAGCTTCATGCTCAGATCTTCCACGAACATTTACCCATTTTACATCGCGGACGCCAGTAGATTTTCTCACCGCGTTCAAATGCGTATAATGATCGCTTTGGCGGCACGGACAACCAGATCCGCAAATACATTCAAGAGTATGCCAACCGCAGTCGTCACATGAGTCGCTCATAAAAACCCTCTAAATAAAAAATGGCACCGACGTGCAATCAGTGCCACAACACAAAAGATAAACGCTATTGTTTCGGAGTATGCAAAGTCAACGTCATTTTTTCTTGACGCATGCGCAAATTGTCCATGTCTCGCATAGTGTGTTCAGGCTCTCTTCGCAATTGCTCGGAATATTGTTCATCCATACGAATAGGGCCTTTTTGCACTTCTACGGAGTATGACCTTGATTCTGACTTTTTGACCATAACAACTCCTATTAAGAATAACGGCCATTATAAGCCTGCTTATTGAGATCCTTAGACATGCCAGCTTGTCGCTTATCCTGTCTTTCGATATACTCATCGGTTTTGCTGAATCCACGTTCTGCAAAATCCTTTTCTGGCTTTTGATAGCTCTCCACAGTAGGCTTCATATCGCCCTGTACATAGCCATGTTTTGACATTTTTTCTTTCATAATAACACCTTGTTAGACTTGTTGACTCATCTGAAATTAAAGTGCTGAATAAAAATGCCACCTGTAAAGGCTTTTTTAGATTCGATTATTTAAGCAACGCTTTGGTTACTCGGAGTGACTTCCTTGTCAGAATTAGCAGCAGGGCTTATTTCGTTAAGGATCTGGATTCTCTGCATTAGGTGATCGAGATCCATGCCTTGCAGTTCCTTAAGCGCCTTAACGACATTGAGCATACTTGCAGTATCCTCTTGATGAGCTCGGCGCAATTTATCCTGAGCCACGGCGCTATCTGTTTGGATTTTAGCCACTCTTTCCTTGGCCAATCCCTCTTGACTATGCGCATAGGCTACTTTCGTCATATTGTCGACTTGCATTTGCTGCATTTGCAGTTGCTCCATTTTCTGGGCCTGCTCTTGTTGTGCTTTCTGACGAGACATGACTTTTTCGATAATGCGATCTTTGTTCTGTATCGTCATGCATTCTAGGACTTCATCGGGAGGAAGCAAATCGGGATACAATTGTTGGAAATGCAGAATTTGAGCCAATTCTAGTTGCTGCTGGCTTTCGGTAAGTGCTGCCTGGACTACTTTGCAGCCGTATTTGAAGAAAATCTTGCTATCGAATTCAGCTGTTGGTTCCTCGCCAATAACCTGACGCACCTTGCCATAAGTCCAATTCTTTTGGATGTATTCAACTTCTATATCGCAACACTGTCTTTGACTTTCGTCGGCCTGGTCAAAAAGCCTCTGTAAGTTCCGTGCAGTAGCCGCTTGTCTCATCATAGAGATAATGCCCGCCTTGTCGTCAACATCCATACCCATGGCGCTAGGATCAATACCTGCAATGTTGAAGAAAATCCCCTTGAGCATGTCTTCCATTTGCAACATAACTGGGCTAGGAGGCACGATCGGCATAGCCTGAACATCATCCATGGAGAAATCTGGATCGATGCTCAAAACACGCCCATGGCCAGAATTTAGTGCATCCTCTGGAGTAACGAGAGCACCTTTTTTAATTTTGAGTCCTTGTTGCTGAGCGTCCAAAATTTCTAAATTGGATACCTTGAGGCGGTTCAAAAGGTACTGGCAATCACGGAGCATAGTCATGGGGCTATTGAACTTGTAGGCGTAGTAGGGAGTATCCGCCGTGAAGAAAGCATGCAGGGGGACAACAGGGTATCTATCCATGCCATAGGGGTTTGGTTCATCGACAATGACGCGATCATTCAAAATAATACTGCGTCTAACTGTGGGAACTTGTTTTTTCAAGGTAGACAATTTACCCTGAAAAGCTTGCATAATCTCTTTGAGCTGTTCTTTGGTACCCGAAAACTCTTGGCATTCTTCTGTCTTTTTATCGATAAGGAAAGTAGCTTCTCGGCTCGTGAGGTACCAATATTCATCAAAGGCAATAAGATTCGGAAACTGGATTTGATAAACTTCCGGCATGTAGAAGAATTTATCATCGCGATATGTGCCCTTAGGCAGTGATAGGATTTCATCGCCGAACTGCGGGTACATTAGGGCCGCTTCTTGAGCATCGAAAAAAGTTCTTACCCACCAGAAACGTGCATCGCTCATATCGCTCTTGCGATAATATGGATCAAATAGGCAGCTTTTCATATCTACATAGCGCCATTTTGGATCAGGACTCAGCGGATCTTTTGTACTATCTCCGTACATGTACATAAAGCCGAGACCTTGAATGACGGCACCCAGCTGGAATGCGTCGCTAAAAGTTGTATGAAAACCTTCTTTGTGATTATGATAGAGGCACTTTGTGAGTTGGTCGGCCGTCTTTTGCATACCATCGCGCACAGGGATTACGGCACCGCTTTTTCTCGTCTGTCTCTGTTGACCGCTTATGGCCTCTGAAATGGGATTCATGATGTTGAAGTTCCATATCTTGCGCCGATATGTAGCAACTCCTGGGAAGATAAGACCCCAAACCTCTTGGTCGTTCATGGTGAAGCGCTGATTGAGATCCGCTTGGTACCACTGGGTTTGTAAGATATTGATACTGTCCGAGTAGTTCTTCTCCATGCCCTGGCGCAGAGAGAGATTTAATGAATCTTCCGGCCAGAAAATCGGCGAATTATTGCGCATGAGACTCCATAGATATTTATAACTTAATCTTGTAAGATAAAATTTGTTATTGGCAAGGAACTAAATGACAGAATTACCCGATATTCCGCAGGACGATGTAGTAGATGTTATAGAAATGACAGACAAGATTGAGACTTATATGAATACAATATTAGCTGGCAACGCACTGAGACTCTCCATGTCGGCCCTCATAAGTTCAACTATTAATTGTATGCTAGGACAATGCAAAACGCTGACCGAAGTTCTGTATTATAGGAATCTTTTCGTTAAAATACTCGATTGCGCGATTAAAGACATCGAGATTAAGGGGCCGGAGAAACCACCTTCTTCTTGACGACCTTTTTCTTTTTGATAGGTTTTTTCTCCTCACTTTCGCATACGGCCTTATATATGGCATTTATTTTGAAAAAAGACTTTTGCTCAAGACTGTCGCCCGCTCTGATAAAGGCGAGCATGGATTTATGAATATGCTGTGAAATATCGGCTACTTTTTTCATTTCATCGATCGTTTTGGATAAAATGTTCCCCTCAGCAATAGAAGATCTAGCCATAGCGACGCAGCCCTTGAACCCATTAATCATGGCGTTAAATTTATCGACATTCTTCATGTAATCTTCAAATTTGTCTAAAGTTTTTTCAGCTAATAAAACCGCCTCTTCTCTGTTGGCGTCCTTTATCAAGCCATCTACTTTGTCATGAAGTCTATTGATGGTATTATTTTCATCTTCCGAGCAAAAAACATCACAAAGCAACTCCTTGATATCTTCAATGCCAGCGTCCATGACTCTTTGTCCATCGCATCTAATGGGAATAGTAGACAGACTTTCTGCCGAACAATGTGCTCTTTTTTCTAGCGCATCGAGACGAGACGCTATAGATAGAATACCGCTTTTTATGTCCTCAATGTCGTTCCAAAACATCATGCACCTCTAGCCCATACGCCTATGATTTGTTCATAGCCCCTATAAGCTGCTTCTACACTCTCAAACTCTACCGCATCGGAAGGGTCTTCTGGTTTAGGCGATATTTGGAGAAGAACCTTTTTTTCATTTTCTTCGAATGAAACTTTATAGATTTTCCCTAAATCAATTGCTCTGTCTTTGATGCCCTTGAAACGGAAAATAGTTCTCTGTGGTTTTGGATGCGACATTGAAGCTGTGCCTTCAGGCGCTGCAACAAAAGGTTTCTCTTGTGCTTGTGCTGATTCAATTGGCGCTGCATCAGCTATGGTATTCTCGTCTGTCATTTTGTATCCTCTTTTAATTGGTTCCATCGTTTCTTATATTCTTCATAGTCCCACATGTCCATGGTACCTTTCTCATCGAACATAGGGCATTCGCAACGTCGTTTACAATTCTTGCAAAATCCATATATCACAAAGTTTTTTGGATCGCAATGGTTGCAATGCTTCATTATGCTTTAACCCACTTCTGTCCCTTCTCGTCAACAAAGAAATCTTCTTGATTTTTCTCAATGGTGATCTTGAATAGTGGTTTTCCCATGCCTTCGCAATACGTTAGGACTTGAGGAAAAGTAAGGTTTGATTCGGGCTCATCCCAAATGATTTCCTTTATTCTTCTGTTTAAGATTTGCTTGCCTTTGATTACTTCCATAGGTTTCTCCGGGTATAAATCGATTATGTCTTTTTTGTTAACCCATCTAACGGGCAATGGTATGTCATAGATCATTTTCGATTCCTAATGACTGGTTGAATCATCTTGGGTTTTACGAAAATGCGCTTAATTCGGCGATATAAGCCACGTATGCCTCGCTTAGAGTAGATAATGGGATGTTTGAGTCGATACAGAGTCCTAGACAATCTGGTGCCTCCAAAAAGCCACCAATCATCTAGAATAGCAATATGGCGGGAAAATTTAACGCCCCTCGTCATGCTCGTAAATGAACAGCTTCCATTACTGCGTGGACGATGGATAAATTGAACACCCTTCTCGCCAGGAAATGTAAAACGAACCCTTTGATTATCATTTTGAATGGGTCGGTAAATAAATTCATCCATATTTTATCAGATCCCTATACCTTCGGAATATTTTGTTTTGAGTGGGCTTTGGAACAAATTCTTCAACACTATCGATGAGAGCAAATATCATTTTCACCGATGCTTTGCACTTTGGCCTTAACTCTCGATTGGTGGCTTTATCAATGATCTTGAGACACTCTTCCAGTTCCGTCATCTATGTCCTTTTTCTTCAGATAGGCAAGAATCGCAGCCACTTCGTCTCGCACGTCTGGGATAAAATCACTAGAACATGACGTAAATTCCTCCCACATCTCACGAGCTGCCTTGTCGCTCCTCATAACATCTTCAAGGTTTTCGAGGGTGTATGATCCGTCCTTGTAGCACTCTATGAGCCAATTCCACATATCCAGCACAGTTATCCCTTCTCGTCCAAAATATTTACAATATGATTCAAAAGACTTTCCATGCGATGCTGAGCTGACATAAGATCTCCAATGTCAAGCTCCACCCTCTTCATTCTTTCGCTAATGCTTTCATGGTCTGCGTTAGCTTCCAAGAGATTGCATAGATAGCTCACACGGCTCTCTAGTCTGTATAAAGTGGCTTGTTGTATTGTCATAGATTTTACTTATCTAAATGTCCACAAAATGCAAGAAATTTTCTAAAAACCTTTGGTATCAAAACAAAGACTATTTGCATTGTTCCCCCATAACTACTCCGCCAGGACCGCTTGGCCTTTCGAATATGATATCTATGTCAATCATGATACCTGGATCTGCATGGAGCCATATGGCCATTGACATGCCAGCTAGAAATAAAATCTTTTTCATTCTTCTCTCCCAAAATCATGTTCATAGGGTTTTGGCTCAAACCAAGGATCAAAGCACAGGGCAAAATCATCTCCGATCTCGCGCCATAAATCTTTGTCACGTTGTTGATCTAGTTCTATCCACACCGGATAACTCATAAATGCAGTCTCAGTACCGTGCTCACGTTCCCAGCTTGTCCGATCTCGTTCATAATGCTCATAGGCTTCGCAAGGATGGAAGTCGAAGAACGAGTAGACGTATGGCGATGTGAATAGGCACGCTAGAAATACAGCATAGGAAAAATAATAAGCTCGATAACCCTTCAGATGCGATAATATTTTGTCGTTGACGATGTTCATAATGTCTCCTTTTTGACGCAACTTTGCGCCACATCTTCTCTACTCAGGAATTTCACAATCAAATTCATAAGATTCTCAAGCCTCTGTTGGCTCGCCATGATATCGTCATTTTGCAGCTCCATTTGCGCCAATATCTCTGTAATGTCACCGGTATGCTCGTTGCCTTCAAGAAGCTCGGAAATCCTTCTTATTCGATATTCAAGGTTTTGTAAGGTTGCTTGCGGTGTTGTCATTCGCTTTCCTCCTCGATGCATTTCATACACTTTTTAGCTACACTGATATTGGCGATTATCATTTTGTCGTCTTTCCATAAATAAATTGGCCGTACAACGGCGTACATAATGGTTTGCTTTTTTCTGTCGCAATAATCGCAATCCTGTTTGGTGGTAAAAACTTTGAGCCACTTTTCTTTGTCGATCATACGCCGTAATACCTATTCACTGCCTTCAAATCGTTTTCTGCGCTGCTATTGTCTTTTCGCTCAAGCCCCTTAAGACCGACGGCCAAGTAACGGAACGCATCTGCGGCATGGCTATGTTCATCGTGTAGCGGTGTGTTTTTATAGCATCCGAGTCGATCATCCCAAACCTTTTTGTAAGCCTCAAGGTGTCTAATAGCCTTCGCCGTTTTTTCTTCATCGAATACACAACGCGATAGCATAGATCGTACCGTTTGGATACCTTCCAGTTTGTCACATTCTTTGATATCCAATACGACAAACTTGCCTTCGAGGTTTGGCGTAACAAAGTCGAGATATTGCGTCTTAGCTCCAGCGTCTCTTTTTCTCGCATCATGAGGGAAGATATGACGTCCAAAGCGGTATTTTTGTTTATTAAGCCAATCACAGTAATGAGCTGCTCCTTCGTCCCAGTTTTCGTAAAAGTTTATAATCGAGACCGCGCCGCCGCGTCCCACTTGAAAACAAAATATTGAAGTAAAGTCGTCAAGACCAATGTCCCAAGCGGTATGGACAGGTGTACTATCGTCGTAGGGAACCCTGCACACATTCCCGAGAGCACGCAATTTGCTGAGCTGAGTACCGTAATAAAGACCTTCGTTCGCACTTTCAAAAGCCTCCTTTGGCGTTGAGGGGTATTCTTGTCGCATCATCTCTTGTCCGAGCATGCGCTGCTTCATTTCATACCATCGTCTCTGATCTTCGTCAATCTTTCTTTGACGTTCGATTTCGATATGATCTAGGTATTCATTGATTTCCTTGGAAACAATTATGCTAGTCTCTGGAAACGACATATCCGTACTCCTTTAAAAATGAAATTGCCCATTCAACCTTATCTTCAATCCTTTGTCCATATGGATGAGAATGTCCCCAAAGTTCTAAATTCTCAATTCGATTGTCGTCTCGAATCCCATTCTTATGATGTACGGTTTCTTTGTCTTTTATAGGTCTTCCTAAATGCTCAGACATAACAAATGTGTGCTCGCAAATACGCCCATATTTCATGGCATTGGGATGTCCCTTCTTATGCAAAACAACATATCCGTCACCGTTATAATGCTTTTTCTCTCTGGTTCGTTGATATTCCCTATGATCTAAAACACTCTGTGTGTCCGTAGGCAGTCCTTTTTCTTTCATATGAAAAACATAGGCATAACATCGCTTGCACAATGCATCATTGACTGCCAAATTGTTGCATTCTTTTTGACAGATTCTGCATGTATTTGCAACAATAGTACTCCTGTTAAACTTCTTTCTTTGCTGTTCATACTGCACCCTATTGTAATACTTTTCTTTGCATCGGCGATTACAGAATATCTTTCTTGTGAGTGTAGATTCAAATTGAGTAGAGCAGTTTTTGCATATTTTCATAACTGGTATTATACGGTATTCATGAATCAAATCCTATACGATTCTTCTTCATACCAAGGAAAGAAAAAAAACCTCATATCCATTTTGGTTAGCTTTTTTCCTGACAATTGCATTTCTTCCGCTCTCTTACAGAAGTCATAGAAGTATCCCTCTCTCCCCTCGGCCGTTGATTCAATAGCAATAACTTGATCTGCTGAGACAGTGTTGAGTGAGCCTGTGACAATTTCTTTAGCAACATCAGGTGACTTTGCGCATATTTTCCCGAATTCGGACACGAGCAGGCGCTGGTAAGTACCAGAGCGAAACCCAGTAGAGACCCGATAACTAGATCCGTTTTCGAAAGCGAGTTCTCCAGCTCTGTCATTTGTTGCGCTGTTAAAAGCTCTCGTCCACAGGGGCATTCTGTCGTAGGCATACTTTACCTTTTGTTTGAAGATTTGTTCGGCGTCTTCTTTCCTATGTGCAATAATGCCTGCGTTGGTATTAGGATGCCAAAAACAATCGTCTAAGAAATTAATTGAAAAGTACGTTGTAACGCCAAGCTGCCGAGCCTTTAGGACAAGCATTTGATGCCATTCCTTATGATACAGCTCTTGTTGAGCCCAATTGAGATTGAACAGGACTTCCTGGCCGGATTTGTTGGTAATGTAATAGAGGTGGGTTAGGCGCCACAGCTTATCGTTTAATTCTTCTTGAGTGGGTATATATTCTTCGCTCAAGATTTGGCCTTGGTTATTTTATAGATGGTTGCCAAGAGACTTGCACTCTTACAAAGGATATTCATTTTTCTTATTCACCTTTTGTCCCGCTCATTAGGACTATCTTACCTATGCGACGTAACAACCCTTAATGCTTCTAGTATTGTGATGCGTTTGCGTTAAATTGACAAAAATGTTAGCCTCGGTGCCGTGAGGCATCCACGGAGTGGACTTGAGCCGAAAAATTATTTCAGCTTTCTTTTACTTCTTTGAACTTCTTCGATGACTTTGATTCTTTCTTGCTCAAGGGCTCTAGCTTCCCCTTTAAGGGCGGAAGCTTTGCGAAGCTCGTTATCATCGGCGTCTTTGTCTTCGCCTTCTCTGAGGTCGCCAAAGTAGATCCTTTGCCATCTGTCCGAGATTTTGTCCCTGACGTTGCTGTTTTTATCAACATACTTTAGTCCTATAATCTTAAGAGCTTGCTCGTAATAGGGAACGAACTCGGCTCTCTGGATGAATGTTTTCCATTCGTTATAAGTATACCCCTTTTCGATCGTATACCACTCGCAAAGATGCAGAATTGTTTCTTTATTTTGTTTTACATAGTCGACCATTTCCTTACCAAGCTCAATCATCTTTTCAGGGGGATAAGAAAACTCTCTAGGTCTAACCATCATTCTACCTCAAAGTCAATGCGAATTAAAATACGATCAGGTTCCCCGATAAAGTTCTTCTTGGCTTGATCAATGCATTTTCTAACTTGAGGATCATCGGGAGACGCTGTATAAACTTCGTAAATAGTAAATTCTTGCTTATATGTTCTTGAACTATCTTTTAAAATAACCGTGAGTTCGTTCATGTATTACCGTGCTTTTTTTCTTTTCTTTTCCTCACGGTAGGCAATAAAAAAGTTTTTAGTCAAGCTTAGCCAAAATGCTCATTTCGTCAATTATTAGATATTTTTCTTTTTCGTGATCTATTTCAACACCGAAGTGTTTTTCGAGGAAAATAATATCTTGGATTTTGACTTTTGTAACTTCATCACCAATTGCTATTACCAAGAATTTCGTGGGTTTCTGGGTTAAAATTATATTCCCTGCGTTGCCTATAACGCCTTGAATCAAAACCCTTTTTCCTACTGGTTTTAACATCATAACTTTCCTTTTGTTAGATTTTGTTTTTGTCAGACAATCGACGATTGTAAATTCCATTCTTTAGGGATTCTACAATCAGAGACTGCGAATTTATGTTTAATAATTCAAGGGCATATTTTTGATAACTTTGAAGCGCGGACAACATGTGATCGTGATTATAGTTTTCTAGGGTGCAACAATGAAAAATTGCCCTAAATAGCCTGTTATTAAAACTAGCATTTTTCTTTCCAATTAAACTCACCAAGTTTTTTAAAAACTCTACTACTTCCATGGTCATTTTTATCGATCTCTCTAAAACAAACGGATCTTTTTTTAAAGCAAATGTACCCTGTCTAAATTTTTCATAGGGAGAATCTCCGAAAGCACAGCAAGCGACGGCACAATGGAGAGGGATTTTATATATATCGATAACGAGTTTAATAAAAATATAAGGCGGTAAATGTCCATAATATTTTAAATAGTCGGTTAACACCCAGGCCCTTTTAACTTCGCATTGTGCAATATCATCTTCTGTCATTTCTTCAGCGAAAAAATAAGAAATAGGAGATTTTATAATTTCTGCAATTATTAATCTGTTTTGACCTTTTAATACATTCATATCTTTATCAACGCAAATTGGATCATCAATTAGAAGGTTTTTTTTCTTAATAGAAGCAAGAAGCAGCTCCGGATTTACGTCTCTGTTTCTATTTAAAAACCTAAATTGCGCATAATTTGTGGTTATATATATTTTTCTTTCTGCCATAGTTTGCCATTTTGTTTGTGTTTTTGTTGTTTTTTGTTTACCAACTAATTTCAATTCTAATTCCATATTCTAAACTTTTTACTTGATCGCACGATATTGAGATTCTTTTATCTCCATCTGCTCGACCGGCAATGTAGTTTCCTGTTATAATTGCGCAGATAGCGTCGACGATGTACTTGAAGCTTGCGGGCAAGTTGTCGAAGACGTCCAGCTCGTGCGGGGCGAATCGGGTGAGGACAACGCGGCACGGCAGCCGGAAAAGGCCACGGTGAGGGTTAAGAAACGTGCCTACCAGGCGCTTCTGCTCCGAGTGCCTCCGGTGCCTCACGGGCCAGGGTTCGAAGCAGTTCGCTTCGCTCTTAGTCCGCAGGGGGATATCAAAGGTCGCTTTGTCTATACAGATCTCGATTTTGGCACTTCTTTTAGCCCAGGATCGACTATTTTTCTTAATCCGAGTGTTCATAGCCCTATCCCCCTTTTGATCGATTGTAGGGCATCTAAAGTGCCTTGGCTGGCCTTCCTTGTTTCCAATATCAAACTCAAAACGGGATATCTTCGTTTTCGTTTTTTTGCGGCAAATTCGCACTTCCTCCCTTTTCCCAAGATCGTGCTTCAAGAAAATGCTTTATATCCTCATGGAGAAAATTGCTGTCCTGCGAGTAGCTCTTGAGAAACTTCTTCTCGCCGCCCTTCTTGACGGAGGCTGAAATTACATCCCAAAACATGGCGCCGGTATTCATTTTTTTTCTCACGAAGGTCACTCGATGCTCTTTTTTTATGCACAGAACGACGGCTTCCTTAGTGTATTCATCTTCTGGAAAACTTTCATGACTAACGAAATCAAATTGACTCATATTTAACTCCTTTTTTGTTTGTGATAACGCTTTTACTTTCATTTCGCAATAAATTTTTCAGTGACATCTATCACGTATTCCCATTCTTTGAGAATGGCAAGAAGCCTCCCTTTTTGATAAAGTACGAGGGGTTCTTTCTTTGTTTCATGGAGAAAGTCGTCTCGAAATTTTATTTCATCTGCCTCAAAAACATGTTTTCCACATCCATACCAAACTTCGTAAATTCTCATTTTTCTCCTACAATGTTTTTCTCTATCAAATCTCTACATTTTTGCTTAAATTCTCCATCGACCAGCGCGACGAAAACCGACTCGTGATAGGCGCTTTCGCTCTCGAAAAGAATTCCTTTTTGATCTCTGTTTTGATCCGTATACAGTCGAATCCTCCAGCCGTTCCCATTCTCAAATTCCTCGAACTGACGGCACAATTTTTCCGCTAGGTTCGCATTCTCTCGGATATTTACCTTGACCTTGTTTTCGACCTTCCAGTTTGCGAGGGCATTTGGCCAGTCCGTGATATCGCATTTTCTCTTCTTGCTCCCGAGGATAAACGCAATCCCCTCCTGAACTTTCTCGAGGCTTCCCTTGAGCTGTATGCACAAATCAAGATCTTTTTTTCTCATGAAAACTCCATCACAAACTTTTACCTTTTCCTCTTTCGAAGAAAAGTCATCCGTCAGTCCGGAAGCAGAAGGGTAGGGATGATGATCTTTCTTTTCTTTCTTAATCATTCTTAGTTCGTCGTTGGTCGGTCGTTGGTCGGTCGTTGGACGGTCGTTACTTCGGTCGTTACCTGTGTCAGAATTTATATCCCAAACGCTTGAAGATAAGAGCTTTACCTTTGTCCCGACGGTCGTTATCCCGGTCGTTACTTTTTTGCGAGTGCGGCACGTTTCCACGATTTTGAGGTGTTGGCGTCTAACCAAAATGTCTTTTGCGGTTCGATAATTTTGTTCAGACATGTCGTAGTTTTCGTGGCCGCCAATCAAGGCTTCTCCCACTTTCAATCCATCGACTCCGCCTTCATATCGACGGGCTAATTCGGCAACAATAGCCAGTAAACGAAAAGCGTGTCCTTTTTTAGTGAGGAGATATAGGGCTTCTTTGGAGGGAATGAACTTTAAAAATCTTTCAGACATAGCACCTCATGAAAGTGTTGCGCAATTTGATACGCGGTGCTATGATGGAAACTGTTAACACTCCATCATGGCGTTGCCGCGCCGATCCAATGCCCCGATTAGACGTCGGGGCATTTTCATTTACCAAGCTAGCACATCTATAGCATCCATTGCAATAAAGTTTTAACTCATTCATTGCTATGCGGCCCCGAGACGTCAATCTGATATCTTCCGTCATCGTCTTCGATGAAGTTAATGAGATTCAGAAACGCCAAAGGCGCGAGTAAATTCCTAAACATGGTAGGCGAAATCAAGTACTCCCGACGCACATCGCGCCTAGGAACAACAAAGCTCATAAGAGACCCTCTTTTCTTCCAGATTTGGATATAAAGGAGCGCACTTTCTGGGCAGCTTTTTAGTACTCGTATGAAATATTTGATGGGGGGAAACTCACTGTAATCTAGCATGATCCATCTCCTTCGTGCATTCTTTTCCAACGCACAACGACATCATCCGATTTCAGTCTAAGCCCGAACCAAGATGATCCGCTAATCCAGCCTGGAACTGTCTTTTCTCGCTTAAGTCTCATGTGAACTAGATCGAAGTCTTCTGGAAGGAATTTTTGACCATTGGCCCAGCCCTCTAAATCATACTCAATATCCTTATAGGTATACTGAATTGGTTTCTGGCTGTCCTTACCTGTTTTCTTGTCAGGAACTACAATATATTCTTTGACATTCCCCACCTTAATCCAAGGCATCTTAGGGGGAATTTTTGGTTGTTTTTGCAAATTCGTCATCCTTGTGAAAATTGTTGATTTTTTTAACAAGGAAAACGTACGATGATCCGGTCAAATGTCCGCTTTCCCTGATTTCGTGGGCTAGTTTTTTGCGAATCTCCTGGATTGTTGGCGTTTTGATGGTATTCTAGTCTCGGTGCAGCCGATTGGCGTCGGCTGCATCACTTTTCATAATATTTCAAAAATATATTTGCAAGCCTTTTATTTATTCAGTACTTTTCATTTAGAGCAATTATGCTCATAAGGAAGGTTATGTATGAAAGAGCCTTGGAAGGAAGTTTTCAACGAAATTGTGGAGGGAATAAGAGCTACGCCGGAATTTCTCTATGTGCTGATTTTCTTAGCTTCTATTTCGGCGATAGCCCTGGTGATTTCTTTATTTGCTTATTTTGGTTCTTGATCTATCCAGTCATAGACGGTAACGGCTCCTTTTGTGTACTGCTCTATTTCGTAAGCCAGGCGCAGGCTTGGCATATGGCCCTTACGCAATATGTCATGCAGCGTCGCCGTACTAATATCGAGCTTTTCTGCTACGCCGCGTTGCTTCTTATCATTGCTCTTAATCCATGCCAGGAATTTATTCATATTTGTCTTTGTCTCGTTTTCGTTTGCGTTAAATGTCAGGTTTCTGATACGATAATCAGTATATCAAGACAAGTTGGGAAAAACAAGACTTTTCTGATAAAAACAAAATGAGGAATGCATGTGGGGACAACGAGAATTACACTACACAATGACACTGAGACAGAAAAACAAGATAAAATATTACGAACTAATCTTTTATCCCGAGGGAAATTTATATGGAGTAGCAATAGGCCTTTTTAAAACCAAGAAAGATGCTAGAGCCTTTGCCGTGAACCACAAAAAATCATTGAATAAGTAGCAAAAAAAACAAAAACAAACGAGGCAAGACTATGAATACCAATACCCAAGAAGCAGCACTCGCCAAAGTAGCTTCTATTTCATCCATGCTCGAGGATTTTGCCAAGAGCATATCGGCACAAAAAATCAACATATACCCTATCACCATGATAGGCAACTGTAATGCAGTTTCTCATGAGGAGGCATATGAAAGTATCTATCAAGATGACTGTCGCAATGACATCCTCGAGGAGATTGAACTAGACGAAGCTGAAGGTGAAAACCTAGGATGTTGTACTGGATGCATGGACTGTCTAGGACTATCCTGGGCAGACTTTGTATAACGCCAAAAATACCCTCAAAACAAAAACAAAAACAAAAAAAAGTGGAGTAAAATTATGTCAACATTAGTAAAACAACAAAATCAAAAACAAGAGTTTGATTATTTCCGCGCCCTAGCTTCAGTAGCTTCAAAAGGCGGCACGCACAACATGTCGGTTGATACCCTCATGAATGTCATGCTTACAGCCAAGGATCTCGGCATCTCACCCATGAAGGCAATCAACGGGGGCTTCTATGTCGTCAACGGCAAGATCTCCATGAGTACGGCCCTCATGACGGACAGAATACGCAAAGAAGGTCACAGCATTAAAATACCCGAATGGACATCGCAAAAATGTGTCGTTATCGGAGTCAGAAAAGACAACGGGGACTCCGTAAAGTTTGAGTTCACCATGGAAGATGCGCAAATAGCAGGCCTCGTGAATTCTGCTACTTGGAAGAAATTTCCTAAGCAGATGTTATACAATCGCGCCATGTCTACTCTCGCTAGAACGCTATTTTCCGATGTAGTTGGGAATGCCTATTCCGAGGACGAGAAATGGGACATAATGAACGTTCCCGCTGAGAAGAGACCGCTTGAAGATGCTGATCAAGATATTGAGATCAAGAGTGCGGCACCGGAACTAGATGAGAGCGAAAAAATAAGCGCAGAAGAGATTGCTACACTGGCAGGTCTTGTCGATCTCCTTGACGAAGAAAGCAGAAATAGTTTCATCAATTGGATTAAGAAAATGTATAACGCAACCAATCTACAGGAAATTCCGAAATTATGTTATGATAGATGTGTAATTTCTATAAACAATAAGATTAAATATTTAAATGACAAAAACAAAGAAAACATAGCGGTGGCATAATGGACAACGAAATACACGAATTTAGTACCCAAGAGCTGCAAGACAAATATCTTGCGGCTAAGAAAATCTCTGAAGACCACATAAAGAAAATGGACGCTATCGGCGTAGATATCCGACGTGCAGAATCCTTTCTGCAAAAGTCGGGCTTTGGGGAATTTGACAAAGCCTACAAACCAAATGCAAATTATTCAACGACTTTGGTCTGGGACTCGAAAAAATTGACCGTGTATAGCGGGAAGCCTCTTAGCGAAACTAATGTGAAAACACGATTAGAAATGTACCCATTCTTGGGAGACTTTCTAGAATCCATTGCTTTATTTTATAGCCAGCTAGGAGACAAAAAATGAAGGTAATTGAACTAGAACAAGGATCCTCAGAATGGCTGTCTTGGAGAAAAACCGTCATAACGGCAACGGAATCATCAATCATCATGGGCAATAACCCTTGGGATACGCCCTATACATGCTGGCAAAGAAAGCTCGGTCTCATTGAGGACAAGAAGAGTAACGAAGCCATGGAAAGGGGAAAGCGCTTAGAACCAGAAGCCAGGACACAATTTACTGAGCGTCATGGAATCTCTATGGTTCCTATTGTCGTAGAGAGCAGTGAATTTTCTTTCCTAGGAGCCTCTCTTGATGGATTCTGTGGGGAGTGCAACGCCGTACTGGAAATCAAGTGCGGTGGATCTAAGCTTCACAACATGGCCAAGAATCAAGAAGTTCCTCAGTACTATTTAGATCAAATGCAACACCAAATGCTCGTCACTGGAGCCGAAAGGTGCTTTTATTATAGCTACGATGGAATTGACGGAATTTGTATCGAGGTCTTGCCAGATGCTCTATGGGTTAAGAAATTCATGCCCAAAGCTCGAGAGTTTTGGCGGTGCATTGCTCTCAATGAACCTCCAGCACTTCAAGATGCCGATTACAAGGATATGTCTCTTGATCCGTCTTGGGGTTCCGTTGCCTCAGAGTACCGAAAAATATGTGAGCAGATAAAAAATCTCGAAGTCGTCAAGGAAGACTACAGAAAAGCCATTTTAAGCCTCTGTGGCGATCAAAACTGTTTAGGCGATGGTATTAGAGCCATGAAGACGACTATGCGCGGACGCGTCGATTATGATGCCATTCCAGAAATTAAGGGAGTCGACTTAGATAAGTATCGAAAGGATTCAACGACAGCCTGGAAAATACTTGTTGCTTAGAGATATTTTGCCGTAGGATGGCAAGAAAGGAGTTATATGAAATACATAGTATTGCTCACTCTCTTGTCATCCTGCACATGGTTTTTCCCAATAATTAATAACGACATAAAAGATTCTGTTATTTTCGAAGAACAGGAGGTACCGAAGACGCCCTTGAGCCGTACTACCTACGGGACTATAAAACTAATCTCACTGATTTATTAGATAGTTTTTCCTTTGGTATTCTTTGTCCTTTAAAATTATCGTCTCGATAAGACCGGTTTCGATTCCTATTTCTCTCAGATCTCTTACCGATTTATCGGCCAGGAAGAAAGCCATAAGAACAACCTCTTTTTCATTCGTTTCGTCCATGAGATGTTCCAGGCTCTCAATGCGCATCTTTTTCACAGTTTTCCTTCGGCCTGCAATTGTCTATGAAGTTCTTTTATTATAACGACCATTCTCTCAGAAATTTTGGCGCTAGCCTCCCACCCATCATCTTCAATGGGCATCCACCTAACATCGACACCTCCTTCATCTACTTCGCCTCGGGCCATTTCTCCAAGAAGTTTGAAATGATAAATTGCCTGAGCCACGGCACATTTAGTTCTCTCAGGAAGTTCGTGGATTCTTTCTTCGTTCCCATGGGTTTCGGAAATAAAGTCTAACATAATGGACATCATTCCCATGTACGTCAGCATGAAGGAAAACGCCTCTTCGTGTGTTTTGATGTGCTTTTTGATCTGATTGAAGAGCTTGTTTTCTTCTGTGCTAGGCTTCTTAGAAAGGCGCATCTTTTTCATAGCTCGATCCTTATCGGCTTATTAATCGGTTGGTATTTTTCATTCATGATGCTGCAATTTACGTACGTTGTCCCGCTCCAGGGATATGGCCCGTCTTTCCCATAGCCTTCATGAATATGCGAAAAAACCCACAGCTTTGGCCTCAGGCGAGTTATGTGCTGAGCCATGAGGGAAACAGAGCCTACTTGACGGCCGTCCTTTGTCATGTCTCTAATTGTAAAAGGAGGCCCATGAGTAATGAGAATATCCACATCTGGAGGAATGAGTTCAAAATGTGGAGCTATCTCGCCGTCACAGGCCCCAGTAAAAGCGCAGCAATGAGGATTTATGCCCTCGAAACGGCTAGTCCAGGGAGAACCCCAAATTTTTAAGCCTTCAAAGTCGGTACCAGAATCGCAGAGATAAATAGAAGGATAGAACCTATCGGATCTATCTCCATATTCTACTTTAGCCAATTCGTTGTCATGATTTCCGGCGATGAGGATTTTTTTTGTATATTCTTGATTGTCGAGCCATTCGTAAAAACTCAAATACTCATCAACAGTGTCCCGAGCCGTTAAGTCGCCCGTGACTATGAGCATATCTCCGCCCTCTAGTTTGGGTCTATCTCCATGAAGACACCCGATGCAGTCAATTATCATTGGTAGGCAACCACTGTTCTAAGGTTACTGGATTGAGGTTTTCTTCCTGCCAACATTTGATCCAATCGCCTCTTTTAACTTGTAAAACGTGTTCAGGTTTTTCATCACATAGAAAATCCATCAAATCCATGTTTACCCTGCAAAGAATCCAGAACATCTCTTCGGATTGTGTGTCGATAAGCATAAAAAATCCCTAGAATAAGTGATTATTATAGGGATAGACGATTTATTTTCTAGCAGCTTTCTTCTTCATGGCTTTTTTGGCGCCTTTCTTCTCGTGCTTCTTGTCATTTTTCTTGTCCATGTGCACGAGCTTGTCCATGCCCTTATCTATGGATTTTTTTTCTGCTTTGATCTCTTTGTCCATTATTTCTTTCCTTTTTTGGGGATTTTTGCACCGGATTTTCGAGCGACATTTAAGGCAATCGCAATAGCCTGCTTGGGCTCCTTGCCGGCCTTTTCTTCTTCTTTGATGTTGTGACCAATATTTTTCTTTCCCTTAAGCAACGGCATCTGTCACCTCTTTAGGCGCAGCTAACGGCACATCTTTATGGGCCTGAAGCATGGCGCATATAACATCGATGGCCTCATTTTTGGCATCCCCATCTTTCATGTATTGTACGTTAACAATGTTAGTAATATTTGCTAACTGTTGTAAAAGTCCAGCTACATGAGTATATCCCAAACCCTCTTTAAACAATTCTTTTAATGTATCAAGCATGAATGTTCCTTTCTATTTTTGATGCTTTTGGCTTCTAGTCGCAGCTCCGTTGGCAATTTGACTTATATCCTAAACAAGAGCTATAACATATAGCTTATTTTGCACGAAAAAATAACTTTGAGGTCGCATGTTTTTGACTAAATTCATGATCGTTCTTTTTCTTACTTTTTCATGTTTTGCCGAAAAAGTTTCCGTCGCACCAATGGACTTAGCAGAAAATTATATCAAACTTGTCGCTGAAACCATTCAAAACAATAAAGATTGTAGTAAAAAAGAGGGATACGATTTCATTTATCTTAAAAAGTATCTCGATAAATCGCAACGTGTCCCCTGGTCATTTATTTTCTCTTTTTAAGAAGGTCTATTTCTGCGCGTAATTTTTGAATCTCGGCTAAGAGTAACGCTGGCATTTCATGGTATTTGATCGAGTAAGGCTCTCCCTCTTTGTATAAAACAAGATCAGGAAATACTTTCTCCACTTCTTCGGCAATCAATCCAAAACACTTTGTTTTGGTTTCGTCTGACTTATAATTGAAGGAAACGGGGCGACAATCGAGTATTGAGTATTTGGTTTGGGCGATGTCTTGGATATTCTCTTTTACTTTTGCAGATGAAACAATGTCCCCAAGTTGCCCGCTAGAAGAAATTAAGACGGCTGATCCTGTAACAGTAGCTCCATCGATTCCAGCAATGAAACATGCATTTTGTTGTCCTGCTCCTGAACCTTGTGTGCCGATTCGGATTACGTTAGATTCGCCTACAACACCAGTGTTTGTTAGTAGAATGTTGCTAGATTCTGAAGAAGAATAAGCAGAACCGCTATTATTACCTATTGAAAGGTTGTCAGTCCCAGAAACAAGATTAAATCCGCTGCCTGAACCAACTAAAATATTTCTTGAACCACCAACTAAATTTCCACCAGTACCCTGCCCGAGCAATACATTGTCTGATCCGGTAGTTATAAATTGTCCCGCAGAATTTCCAAAAATATTGTTTGACGTGCCGCTGTCAACAGTATGTCCCGCGAAAAAACCAAAAAAATTGTTGTTAAATCCTGTCGTAAGAGAACTTCCGGCACTCTCCCCATATATGCAACTTACAGAGCCAGTTAGAGTTGCATTTCCAGCAGATTTGCCTATGATAGTGTTGTGAGAACTATCAGTAACATTTAGTATAGAAATCGTTCCGCTGTTAACAAACTCAACAGAAGATCCACAATTTTGAGTAGAATTATCAGCATATATTGTAACTGTGCTACCGGAAATCGAGCCAGAATCGCCGTTGATCGTCGTGATCCCTCCACCTCCCGGAACGGCTTGAGATCCCATTTGTCCTGTAGCCGTGTTGATCGTAACCATATTCGTATTAGAGACGGTTACACCCGCTATTCCTGCTACGAAACATGCTGTTTTAGACCCAAGTCCAATCCTAATCGTATCGTTGTCTCCAGTTGTCCCTGGATGTGCAATGCATAAGTTATTGCTTTCTGATCCGGTATAATTATTACCAGAGTTATATCCAAGAAAAGTATTTAAAGTTCCGCTTACAACTCCTGCTCCTGCGGCATTCCCTACAGCAGTATTGAAATCTCCCACTCCACCAGTTCCAACCAATGAGGATAGAGCTTGACATCCTATTGCAGTGTTGCTATCGCCTAAAGAACTGCCAAGGCTAAAAAGTCCAACGGCTGTATTTTGAACCCCTTGAACCGTTGAATTCATAGATGCATAACCAATCGCTGTATTACTATTGGAACCTAATGTAGTTGAAATGGATCTTAGGGCGATAACACCAAGAGCTACAGAGGTACTCGCCTGACTATTAAGTTTCCCAGCTCCCCTACCTATAAAAGTATTTCCAGCTGCATCGGTAACATCAAGCTCCATGGTTGATCCGCTTCCAGTAAAAGCAACAGATGATCCACAATCTTGTCCACTGATCGATCCTAGAGCTGTTACTAAAATGGTAGAACCCGTGGCAGACCCAATGTCGCCATTAAGAGTTGTGATCCCGCCGCCTCCACCTGCTGTTTCTAGATTAATAGTTCCTGCTCCAGGAGTAATTGTGATCGAACCCCCAGTACTAGTAAGAGACCCTGCGACTGCGCCACTGTTAGTTTTACCGATAATTAATTGACCGTTGGTAAGTACAGTTGGTAAAAATCCCGTAGCTCCGGCTAGAGTTAATGTTCCTGAAATGTTATTTCCAGAAACAAAAGTGATTCCCCCTAGAGTTAATATCCCTGCACCAGAACCGGCGATCGCAGGATTTGATGCCGTATTTATAGTGGTTTCACTAATCAGCCATGCTCCGGAAGAACTCATAGTAATTTGCGCATCTACTTCGCTATATACGATCTCGCCAGTAGAATTATTAGAGAAAGTGATCGTGTTGAGATGTACATTTCCTTCTAAGAAAACGGAAGACCCCGTGACACAATTTAAAGGCGCGCTGACTGCACAGGTAAATATGGAAGTGGATCCCGAAACAGTCATAACATTTCCAGAACCAGCCCCTACGGCACAGCTAAAAAGAGCAACTTCAGCACCGCCCGTATTATTTACATACCCATCGTTAGTAGAACCCCGATCGTTTACATCAAAAGATTCTAGTTTTCCTGTCCAGTTGGGAAGATTAAATGTATATCCATTCGTTACGATGATTGCTGCATCGATTATGATCAAATGGGCCGAACCAGCAATAGCAGAATTGAAAATATGTGTGGCGCTTTGTAGTGTGACATTTCTGAACACAAATCCGCCAGAAGTTGGAGGCGTGTGAACTCCTACAATGATTAAATCCCCCGTATCAGCCAAACCAACGGCACCTACGACTTGCGTTTTATCATAAAGGGTCAGATTTTCTGTATAAGTTCCTGGCTGTACATAGACTATCCCACCGCCAGCACCATTAGCTGCATTCAACGCAGCCTGAATAGTTTGGTATCCAGCATCCCCTATAGGACCAACTACGAAAGGAGTAATAGGAAATTTTGAAACACCGACCGATGATTGAAAGCTCGGAACCATGCCGGCCCCATTATCTGTAAGAACAAATCCAGCTGTTACGCCTGGAATACCGCTAAATTGGCTTGATCCATCGAAATAGGTTACGCCTTCCTCATTTATATTTAACGCATTTGCTGGCCCTGGCATTTTTTACCTTTATGTTGTAGTGAATGTTCCTTGCGGTGGATCTATTGCAGCCCAAAGAAAAACTCCTCCAGCTACACTAACACAAGTTAATGTGATTGCATTGAAAACGGCACCGCTACAAAATGCAGTCCCCAAAGCCCCTAAACTAGAACTTTCTGCACCTAGAATTATTTGTTGGTCGGCCGCCTGAGAAATGGTATACCCACCGCTAAGACCGATAATTTTTATTGTATCACCTAATGCAGTGCCGCCATTTGCTGGTAAGGAAACAGTCGTAGGCAAAACACTAGTCAATACATAGGCATTCCCCTTAACCGCTGCTTGAGAAGTCCCTAATACACCGTTGAATGCAAATGCTCCTGACGGACTTCCAATTGTAGATGTAAACGCTGATTCAGTTACTGTTATTCCGTTAGCACCAACTAGAAAATAGTTAAACGATCCATTAGGATTATTTGAGTTAATGGTTTCAATTCCATTGCCTCCACCGCCACCTCCCGTTCCTACAAAATCAAAGTTTTGAGTGAAGGGGTTGTAAATTAATGATACAGTCATTTTTCCTCAAGCATATGTATAACTAGTTCTGGCAGTCCAAGAAAAAGAAAAATCGTTTGAAACGGTACCGTCAGCTCCAACAGGCCATGTAATTGATAATGGCGTGCTGCCAGCATATGTAATGAAGAAAATCTGCCACGCCAAATCACCTTCACTAGTCCCAGGTCTAGCAAACCCAATATAAACAAGGTTTGCTCCTCCGTTTAGATCGCCTCTATATGCCAAATCCCTAAAAGTCTGAGGAAGATATTCTCCCTGCGGATTAATTAGTCCTCTAGGTCGATTCAGATTGCGGATTTCCATTACTTTCCTCTTTATCTTTTTGTTCTGCTTTTATTTCGATATCCCTTATGCGTTTAATACTAGAAAATCAATCTGAATATCATCCGTTGAAGTTGTCGCGCCTGTTCCGTTTGTGATAACGATTGCAAGAGATCCTGCCGAAGCGGTTTTGCTCTTAATGCTTAGTGCCGATCCTGTTGTTGCTCCACTCATGCTTAACATGACTTCAGTTGTCGAAGCTGTAATTGCTGAGTTTGTGATAGTCAAAGTAAGGTCGGCCGCTGCTGCAATAGAAACAGTAGTGAATGTTGCTCTTCCCGATCTTCCGTTAACAACTACAGGGCTAGACGCAACCCCAGATGCTTGAGAAGAATTCAAAAGGATACCAGTGCCAACCGATGTAGCAACAAAGTTTCCGTTAGTGGCGGTAATTGCACCAGACGTTGCCGTCACAGTTGTACCGGCTGTCAAGCTTCCTGAGATTGATGGAGAACCTGAATATGCAGGTGCTACACCGACACCACCGCTCATTAGAACTTGCCCTGTAGCTACGTCAGCTAAAGAACCAACGACGTTTGTAGCTGTAGCAATTAAAATATCACCAGCTACCACAGTATCAACCCACGTATCTGTTGAGGCGACATAGTTAGTGCCATTGGATCTTAAAATTGTACCTGTTGCTCCAGCAGTAGTTGGGAATGTGGTTGTTGTCCATGTTGGGTTCGCCGAAGCTCCACCAGAAACTAACACTTGTCCTGCGGTTCCTGCACTTGTTGCAACAATCGAGCTAGTGCCTTCTCCAATTAAAACGCCATGGGCCGTGAAGGTAGTTGGTGTATAAGGTCCGATCAAAGAAATCGTAGCAACCCCAGCCACGGTAGAAACTGCAACTTGATTAGCGGTTCCTAGCACTTGAGAAATATTTCCGCCACTAGCAGCCAAAACTTCCCAGTTTCCCCCACCAGCATAGATATAAAAAGTGGTAGGCGCATTAGCAGGGGTATAGGCAATTTGCCCTATCTCATAGTTTGTTTGGTTGCTTGGAGGGGCGCTTTGAAAAGGGATAGGAGGAGGAAGCACGGGGATTAGTGCCTGTCCGATACCGTAAACTTGAAACATTTTAGACATGATGAATACTCCTATTGAGTCGTTAAAATTTAAAATTGCTGTATAAAAATAACGCCAGTCAATAGAAATAGCCGTTGTCCGCAGGAAGATTGACTTATTGTGAACGCCGTGTTACACTATTATCGTGTTTGAAACAAAGGATTTATTGTGGATTGGATTCAATTATTAGTTCTCATGGGCACAATGCTAGGAACGGTTCTTGGCATCGTTATCCCCTTACATTTGCATACTCTAGCGCATCTGAAGGCCATTTCCGATGAAATGAAAGATTTTCATGGAAGACTATGTTCTATTGAAGAAAGGAACAAGAAATGATCTTCTTAACGGTTAAGGAATTTGCCGAGAGGATAAAAATGCACCCAGGTAGCATTCGCAGGGCAATTAGAGAGGGAAAGATCTTTGCATCGAGACCAAGTGTTGGGAAATATGGGCCGTTTAGGATCGCTGAATCGGAACTAGAGAGACTGCATTTACAAGGTATGTGCGAGAAGAAACCATGAACGAAAGTTTTTTATTTAATCTGATAACGGCAGCAAAAAGAGAGATCGAATATAAAATCGAACTTATAAAAAACATGCCAGAAAGCGCAACAATTTCCGGTCTTGATGATGGAAAAATCATTGGATATTCACGGTCGCTCGAACTGATAAATATGGCCCTTGGTCTATATCAGGCAAAAGAAAATAGAGAAAAGAATTTTAACAAGGAATAACTATGGAATGGACACAATTTATCATCTTTTTTATAGGTGTATTTGGCCTATGGATATGGAATAGAGTTGAAAGTAGAGCAGATACACGACATATGCAAAATATGATTCAAAGTAACAGAGATTTGATTAATGCAATTCGAGAAGACATTAAGGACTTTCACAGCCGACTATGCTCAATAGAAGAGAGAAATAAGAAAGGATAGATATGGAAAACTTTGGATTATTAATAACTATTATTTTAACTGGCATGGGTATCATAATCGCCATGGGAGCCATTGTAGTTACCCTCTTCCTATGGAGTCGTGGTGAAGCGAATGCGGACAGACGCGATATTGTTAATTTAATAGTAGCGATTAAAGAAGACGTTCAACTAGTTCAGCTAGAAATGAAGGATTTTCATAATAGACTGTGCTCAATAGAAGAGAGGAAAAGAAAATGATTGTATTACAAATAATTGGAGGGATTCTGTTACTTCTCTGGATGGACGGAATCATCTTCGACTAATTCTTGCGCTAGAATAGCTGCCTGCTGAGGGGAGTTATTCTTAGCGGCTATTATAAGCTTTTTGGCTATATTCTGTTTTTTGGGATCAATAAGAATTTTGGTCGCTACGCTTTTAGCTGTTTCATATGTCATAAGAGCCCCCAAAGTCTTCCAAGATCCTGTAAAAAATGCTCTTGCCGCCTCTAATGACTTAATCATTTTTGATGACTGGTCTGCTGGTTTAATTTGCTTCAGGAGAGATTCTATAGCCTCGGCACCTTTGTTTATCGTCTTAATATTATCAAGTTGCTCAGGACCGAGAACCTTTTTAGCAAGCTCATGATTTTCTGGATTATTCAAGATGGAGGAAAGCTTCTTGAAGTTCATCCCATCGACTGTAGAAGCTTTCTCGATGGTTTCCATGAAGTCTCTGGTCTTTATCCAGTGCTTCCATGCCTCGTTTGTTTTCTCGAAGTACTTGCCAAATTTAGCAGCTTCAGTGCCCGACTCTGCGAAGCTATTCTTGATGCCTTTTTGCACGGTCGTCAAAAGGTGTTCTTTTGTTTTAGCATCAGTCCACTTGCCGGACTTTCCCAGTTTTCTGTAAAAGCTAGTCATGAAGTCCGCGGTATCGGATTTGTCTACCTTTTCAAGGCCTTCTTTAAGGAACTCTATGAACTGCTTTTCTTCTGGAAGAAGGGCGGATTTTTGCATGTAATCAATGGAATCTTGAATGGATTTTCTAAATGGCTCTTTGTTTTTTATGGGCACGCTGGAGGCCAGTTCTTCCATCGCTTGATAAACTCCACTAGCCTGTTTTTCAAGATAAGGCAAACCACCCTCAGCGTATCCGGGAAGCCCTTTTTTGATTTGTTCCTTGAAAAGCTCTTCACTGTTTTTTACTCCTTGTTGTATTGCATTTTCAGCTTTAGGAGTCAGGGTGGCAAACTTCTTCAAAATGTTTCGTTCTTCCAGGGCATTCTTGGCTAAGGTAATGTCTTTTTCAGCAAATCCTGCTTTTCTCAAATCCACAATGACCTTTTCAACTTCCTTGCTTTTTGAAGTGATGGGAACATTTGTCTTGGGAGCAAACTTAAGTCCAGCAACAATCTCTGCTGCTGCCTGTGCCCATGGAGGTGCACCAATTTCTTCCAATGTCTGTCCAGCTGTTCCGGCGGCTATAGGAGCTAGAATGCCTCCGCCACCTAAGGATGCTGTCCCACCGCCGATCTTGCCAATGCGACGAGCATAACGTCCTGCTGCTGTTTTTGGTTCAGAAACGAGACCAAGTTTTTTACCTACTTCTTCGACGTTCTGCGATGAAGCCAGCCGAGAAGTTCTAGGGCTAATCTCATCGTCACCGGAAAGCTCTGCAATCTCAGACGCTGACGGTCTTTTCCCCTCTTGCATACTTTTGAGAATATCGCTTTCACGCCCATATTTTTCCTTTTCTCCAGGAAGCATGCCTTCACTTTGTATGCCTAGAAGGTCAAGAATATCTCCATAAGTTCCGAGAGATCCTATGCCAAATCCTTGGGCACCTTGTTTGGCAATATCTTCAACAGCGCCTGTTTCTTTTTGTTTTGGAGCAGAATTATAGTAATTTAAAATTTCTTGCGGCGAATACCCAGCTTCTTTCGCTTTGGCTATTTTTCCTTCAAAAGCTGGATCTTTTTTGGCCATATGTTCCATGATCTCTTGATCAGAATATCCATGCTGCTTGGCCTTTTGATATTTTTCTTTAGTACTCATTCCAACAACTCATCTAATGAAGGGCGAGCTGTTTTGCCGCCATCTTGTTCAACCTTGGATCTGGCTTGGGCATTAACACTTTTCAATTGATCTTCCAATTGAGATTTCAATTTTCTATAATTCTCAGTAGCATACTTTTTGACCAAGACGGGATCGGCGCCTGACCCATAGTGATCCATGGCTGCCTTAAAAGTTTCATCCTTGAGGTAGGCAATGCGATTTCCCAGGGCAAGCTGCTCTGCGATAAGACGACGACCTTCAGGGCTGTTTGCTAGTGTTGGAAAACCTTGTTTGAATTGATCCAAGTCGAAGTTAGTCACACGGCCTGGAAAGAAGTCCTTAGCCCGTCTAGCCATACGTGCAATCGTTTTGGCATAATCTTGTGCTTCAGGTGTTGCGAGAGCCTTGACGCGCAAATCCCCTGATTCCCAATCGACGTTCCACTTTTCCGCACCTGTTGGCAACGCCCCTGGAGTTTCATTCAAATCCTGCAAGTGCTTGACTTCGCGATACTCATCGTCAAGAGCATTTAATCGATCGACAGTTTCGTTATATAGAGGCGTATTTGTCTTTTCTCTGTACTCATTTTGACGCACCATGTCTGCCGGAGTGACGCCTGCTGGTTCTGGCAATTCAGGAAAGTCAAGAGGCAATGCACCTAGGTTTGTGCCAGGTATGTCAATGTTTGGCGCCGTTTGTGGCGTTGCTTGATCTGGCCCCGTTAATCCCTTCCCAGATTTAGACCTACGAATCAAATCATTTACATTTCTAATTACGTCGCTTTGGCCCCCTGTTGGAGCATTTTCCATCTGATTCTGCCATATTTTTGCAGTATCTTCAGGATAACCGGCCTTAATTAGGGAATCATAGACAGAACGCCCGATTTGTCGGTTTTTCTGTATTTGCATGACCTTCAATTGATTTTCTGGGCTGAGCTTGGCTAAGTCCTTGGCTGGCACCTTTTGGCCCTCTACAACGCGCCCTAGAACGTCTTGTTGTTGCTCGTTCATTTCCTGCTGTTCAATTTGCATTCTTTGTTGAAATATCTCTTGTCCCTTTTCGCCATAAGGACTCAATGCCGATCGAAGTGCTTCTAATTTCTTACTTTGCGGTGCGCCTTCTAGAGCCTTGTCATGTAAAACGCTGTCTAAGCTTCTATTAGCGAAAAAAGTATTTAGTCCGCTGCCTAGACCTTGACCAAGACTCATTCCGAGCATTTCTGATAATTTCCCCTGTGGATTTCCCGATTTAATATATTGAGGCATTAACCTATTCCCCCATATTTTTCATTCCTGTTTATATTTTTAAACAGTGAATCAATTCCTCTGCGTGTGAGTCCAGAATTTTGTTGAGAATTTTTAAACAGACTACTAATGCCGCTCCCTATCCCAGAGCCTAAAGCCGAACCAAGAGGGCCTCCTAAAGCTCCGGCAAGTCCACCCATAAGTGGGCCTAAGAATCCTTGGGAACCTTCTTCCTGATTGTAGGCAAATGGTTGATAATTCAGCCCATTCTGAGACAATTGGTTGAACTGATTTGTCTGTGCTCCTGCCGCTTGGCCTTGGAGTTGAGAGAAAAGTTGTGCCAATTGAGATTGAAGATTAGAAGTTGCCCCGCCTAGAGCCTGACCAAAGCCACTTGAAGAGAGAGCACCGGCACCAGCAAATCTTTCAGCTATCTGAGGAAGCATTTGTTCCTGGAATTGTTGCAAATATGGCTGTGAGAATTGATTATAGGCTTCCTGTTGGTTTGGTCCCAAGAGATTGCTGTAATAGTCCTGCGCCCTATTATAACCACCACCATTTTGAGACATTCCCATGGCTTGAGAAAGAATTTGATTATGTAACTGTTCTTGCTGCGGCGTCCCAGTCGGAACTTTATTCAATTTGTCTGGGCTTCCGAAGAGCCATTCACTAAATCCTGCCATATCTCACCTAAATCGATGTGTTTCCAGAGCCGTCTGTGAAGTATATTGTTGACGGTTGATTGAGTTAATTTGAATCTATCAGCTAATTTTTGATGAGTCCAACCGTTTTTTCTTAATTCGAATATCTCTTTAACATCCTGTCCTTTAATTTTTGCTCCAGGATGCTTTTCGCCTTTGTGTGATTTTCTGTTTTTACTAAAACAATCTTTTACATTGTCTTTGGCAGTTCCTAAAAACAAATGATTTGGATTAACGCATTTTGGGTTGTCACAGTGATGGCAAACATCTATTCCGTCTGGAATAATTCCCTTGAATAAAAACCAAGAAAGTCTATGAGCCAATATTGATTTTCTACGATAGCCCGTTACTCCATATCCATGTTTTGGGACACACTTATTCCATTCCCAACATTCATTTTTTTTTATATACTTTTCCTTAAAGTTTTTTCTTAATTTTTCATGATATTTTTCATCAGACAATCTATATTCATATTGACAGTGTTTTTGCCTTCCAAGTTGAGATGTGCCTACCTTTAAATATTCTCCACAATCGCATAAACATTTCCAGAGACGATTTCCGATTTTTTCTATTACAATCAAACGGTTGTATCTTCTACCTGGAATAATCCGCTTTTTCATAAAACCTCACTTTGGAGATTATTATGTAATACTTGCTACTTCAAAACAAGTCACACCTTTAAATATTCTTGAACCCATACGCACCACGTCAGTGCATTTCCGCTGTTGTTCTGGATAATTATTGTATTTGTCGAGTTTTGATATCTTACGTAAATAGACGGATCATTCAGAAAATAAGAAAGTCCGCTAGTATCTACCGCTCCCCCAAAGCCCTGCACAGGGAAAAGATAGCCATTAATAAGCATGGGTTGCGTAGTCGTTGACAGAACAAGGCTTGTACTTCCTGCTGGGATATTGCCGCCGTTGAGTAAGACAAGATCTACGGTAATCCGATAAGCGTTTCTGTTTTGTTGAGGATTCCCCGATTGAAACCATTGTTCGAATGCCGCGTTTTCTTGGAGCAAAAATAGTCCGCTTTCCTTAGTATTTACGGCATTTGCAACTCGACGCAAATAGAGAAGCAATATATCTTGAAAACCGTTTTCCTGCGGATTTACATCAAGAGATACGGGCAATTGGTTTGTATTAAGAGAAGGATCACTAGAAAATGTCATGTAGCCTCTAGTTTATTAATCTTCCACCCTCTCGGAACCAAATATTCATAGCATTCAATTCCATGGGCGTTTGGTGCGTCGCCAATTGATTCATGAGATTGTCGTCATAAGTTAGTCCAATGCGCAGATATTGGCCGAATTGCGTGCTATAGAAGCGGTACCAGGCGTATTTAGATCCTGGAATGTACGTTTGCCCATTAACGGATGAAGTATTCCATACGCCACCAGTAATATATGTACTGAACCCAGTTGAATCCGTGTTATTCAAGGTAAAATTATTCGCATCGACGACGGTAATTGTATAAATTGCAGCATTCAGTTGCGTCATGCCAACGACATTGCCGATGTAGATAAGCGTCCCTGTGATTAGGCTATGATTTGGACTCGTAATCTGGCAGGGATTTGCCTTTGTTGCATTCGTGATGAATCCACACCCCTGAGATGAATTAATCAGTTCCTGGTTCGTGCTTAGAAGATTAGCCTGCTCGTCTAAATAACTATTTACAAACAACTGTATCGTCGTCGCTGTTATTGCTGGAGAAAAGAGATTCGAATCCATTTGAAAGTCGATAAAGGACAATTTGAACTGCTTTCCGGCATTCTGAAACGGGTTAAAGTCCTTACCCTGTATGTTCATTTTTGGAAATAGTGTCACACGACCTCCTCCGATATAAACATCTGATGAGGTTATATCAACGGCATCATAGTTTTGAGATACAAAGTTCCATGTGGCTAACGTTACTGTATTGGCATCTACGACTGTGACGTTGTAAATTTTGTTATTTATACCTGGATCAGCAACAGGAACAGGAGGCGAACCAGACACCCAAAGAGTACCCTGAATATAAATAATTTCTCCATTGTCCAAATTGTGGCTAGGAATTGTAACTTTTGTTGGATGCGCGGTAAAATCTATTGCTGTTATAGCCATGGTATTGGCATAAAGCGTTGTTACTGGCTGAGGCGTCGCAGCATCTGGATTCTGATAGATATTAATGAATCCCTGCTGTGTCCCACAGGTAACATAATCGACGTACTGCTGGTCATCGACATTGTCCCAAGAAACGTTGCTATCCCAGTAGGTCGTCAAACTATCCCAAGTAATGCCAAATTGGAATTGACTTGGGCCAAAGCATGTAATTGTATCTCTATTTTTTGCCCAAGTATTGTTTCTGTAATTAAAAATCAACACGGTGTTGGGATACGTCTGATTCGTAGAAGCATTGGCTGTATCTAGATAATTCCAGTAGACGACTTCCTTTTCAAAATCTCGAACGCCATGGACAAAATTTGGTCCGCTATTTTGTATTTCAAAGCCAAAAACTTGCTCAGGAATTTGATCATCTAGTCGGGTAACTCCATTGGCAGCAGCTTGAACAATTCCTCGATCGCTGACAACCATGACTCCCTGATCAAATACAATAGGACTATAAGTACTAACAGCCCCAAAATCTGAAGAAATCCTTTCCCAAATAAACGGTAAACCATATTCACCTATGTATCTCAATTGCCATGTAGAATATTCAAAAAATACTATAAGCGTGTTTCTAAAAAATGCTGCGCTTACAATGCTTTCATTTGTAGGGGCATCGACGAATCCACCACGACCAAATAGATCTGATCTCCAACCTATGGTTTGATTTGTAGGGTCTCCAATTTGACTAAATCTGCATCTGGCGAAGAAGTTCGTCGCCCCTGCAACACCGCCAGAAGTAAGACCTTCCCATGTATTTAATGCTAACAAACGCCCGTAATAAGGAATTAGTATTAATGCTTGCCAAAGTTTTGATTGAGCTGGGCTCGGAGGATTATCTGCAATAATTGGCTGTAAATCTGTCCAAATAGAATTGTTGAAATATCTAATCGGATCATAAGGAGTTGAAGCTGCTAAAGTAATATTATTGTTGGTAACGAAAAAATATCTCAAATCCGGCGTTGCACCCTGGTAATTAGCTGCCCAAAAAAAGTCCGTATTTGTTCCCGTCCACGTCTTTGTTGGGTCTAATTCCTGGAAACCATTGACGTATTGATAGGCGTATTTTGTATCAAAAAATACCGTCGAATCTATTCCTATCGTCGCCACGTCTCGCTTCAAAATCCCCATGACAGGCAAAGCGGGATAATAGATCATAGTGACGTGCGTGTCATGACCAGAACCTGCCGTATCGGTGATAACTACATCGCCCGTCATGTAGTTAATTGTCCCGAAATTCAACAGTGGGCTTGTAACGTTTGTCAAGGTTCCGTTCCCTTGATCGACAAAGGGCGTGGCTATCGTAGCAATAGTTATGCTGACACTGCCGGGTTGTATCTCAGCATTAGTTTCTTTGGTGATAGAAAGTTTCGTGTAGAGATTAAAAGACCAAGGCGATGCACCG